GTAAGGAATAGATATGCTTTATCACGCTATACATTTTGATGGCAAGGTCGTTGTACGACCTATGACTGATGGCATCACTGATGCGGAGTGGTTTCACGGATGCCGTTGTGTAGAACACTCTCTCTCTCATTACAAATTGACCGAGGCTTTGAAAAGCAGGCTGGATGTTCTGACTAAAGAGGAGTGGTCTGAACTCATAAGCTCACTAGATGAGCCTGTCAATGTTCCTAGTAACAGATTCATATCAACCCGTTATGTCGCTGATAAATGGGATGCAGATAGAACTATCTATTGAAAGGTAACCTATGAATGAACGCTATTTACCTATATGTACTCAGTGCTATGCAGTGCGTGTTGAACCACAAAGAGCTAGAGCATTACGTCCAACGTGTGCTGCTTGTGGTGAAGAACTTGCTAGACAAGTTAAGCACACTGTTGTTCCAATGAACAAGAGTAATTACATGCTTGTCACTGACCGTAGTCTATTGACCCAACTCAATCCTAAGAGAACTACGCCATGACCAAGATGAAGAACTTTGAATCAGAGATACGCCAAGAGTTCATGCAATCAGACATTAAGTACTGTGTCTATTGCACTGAGCCTAAGAATGACAAGATGACTTGCTGTGAGGAGTATCACTTTGTTCCTTTCAGCAGTTTGTATCCACAAGACCAAGCCATCCTCATACAAGAACAACTAGATGAGTACAACAAATGGTCAGCTGCTCAATAACAACGCTCAGTCTGGCAAGCTGTGCGCCAACTACGTTGGCACTTGCTTGCTTAGCCTTCGCTTGGATAGATAAGCGGGACTTGCCGCCTGCCCGCCTTGAGCGGGGGCAGATCGGCTTCGCCCTTTGTTTCACTCAATAGGAGTTAGCTATGAATTTAGATAAACAGTTAGATTTAGTTGATGAGATGCAATGGGAAGACAGTGGCAAGGTAGAGATGATCTCATTGGAAGATGCTGGTTTGGAAGAGTCAGCATTAGTTGAAGAGACACACATACATGGTCATGTGTTTCGTAACGGCATTCATTCGTACCTTGATTGGTTCTATGACGGGTCAATAGAGAATGACGATTACTAAGTACTGGACGATAGAAACAAATGACTATGACGATGTACTGGTTGAGGTTATCATCCCCGACCCTTTTGCCAGTACTGAAGACACCCAGGTGTCCCAACTTACTCAACAAACTTTGGAGATAGACCATGCCTAATTGGTGTGATAACAAACTAACCATTGGTCATAAAGATCCCTCAATCATTAAACGAGCACGGGATGCTTTTATGAATCGACAACTATTGAATGAGTTCATTCCCATTCCACATGAATTGAAGATTGTTTCAGGTCGTGTTGGAGCTGATGATGATCCTAGACAAGTGTTACTAGTAGCACAGTATGCAATAAACAAAGCTAAATATGGCTACAAAGACTGGTATGACTTCTCTGTAGGTGAGTGGGGAACTAAGTGGGATGTTGGTTATGACAAAGACCTAGACAACTCACCATACTATGAGAATCAAGTTGAGTTCACAGTTACTTTTGAATCTGCTTGGAGTCCACCAGTAATTGCATACGACAAACTTTTCTTAGCTGGGTTTGAAATAGAAGCCTATTACTTTGAAGGTGGTATGGGATTCTGTGGTGAGTTTAAAGATGGTAAAGATACTGAATACAAGATACGAGATGCTCCATCTAAGTTTTATGAAATGTTTGGTATAGAACTAGACGATGAAGAATAAGTTTACTTCTGTAGCAAGTTCTAACGAGCTTGCTATGGTGGCAATCTTGCCGTAACTGTGGAGAAACAAGTGGAAACTACTTCCTCACCCTTGTATGCTGCTGCAACTGAATCGTTAGTTTCAGATGCTTCAGCTACTAGCACCTTTGAGAAGATGATACAGGTTGCGTATACGCATAGCACTGTAGACACATTTACAAAGGAATTGAAAGACACTGAGAAGCTGATCAAGAAAGATTTTGAAATAAGTTCTATGCCTGGACCTTGGCGATCAGCTAAATCAGTTATCCATACTGCTATGAAGCTCAGTATCAGCTTAGTTGATGATAACGGCAGCTATTGCGGTAAGACTTATCTTCAGAACAAGATCAAGGAAGCTAAACCTGACAAAGAAGAAGTCACTAACCAACAGTACATTGACAAAGTTCTCAAGCTTCTTATGGATATTCCAGAGTATCTGGATGCTAAGACTATCCATGCTGAAGTTAAGAAGATGATCTTCTCTTAATCCATGCTAACAAAAGCTATCGAAGTTCAGAAATACATTAGAGCCAGTGCAGGTAGGGCTGGTATATCTATAGTATTTGAAGACGCTAATGAGCCTAGGCATGATGGCAAGACCATCTATCTACCTAGGATTACTCATAAAACCACTGACTTAGAACTACAGCAGTTGATGGCATCTGTTGACCACGAGGTTGCACATGATCGCTTTAGCAGCTTTGAAGTTCTTAAGAACAAAGACCTTAATCCTAAAGGTATCTTGATGTTTGTATGGAACTTCATGGAAGATTCCCGTATCAATGTCATAGAAGCCAAGGAGTATCAGGGTTTCAGAGAGAACTGGGATGACTGTAGTTCAATGCTGGTAGAACAAATCCTTGTTCGTGCTGGTAAGAATACATCAGCCATTGCAAAGCTCACTGTAGCCATGATGTGTTGGGAGTCTGATCTAACAGCAGCTACTTTTCCAAAGATTGGGCTTGCTGCATTATCAACAACTCCCAACAAAAAGATAATGGATGTTCTTAATAACTTCTCTGATCGTCTTATTCATTGTCATTCGATACTGGATAAGAAGATAGGTACGGAAGCTACGTACAAACTAGCAGAAGACATCCTCAAAGAACTAGGTGATGAGTGTCCTAAAGAACTACCAATACCAGCTAAACCCAAAGAAGGTAGCGGTGAAGGCAAGATGGAAGGAACAACCACAGAGAAAGCAGATCAAGAAGGAACTGGTGAGGCTGCTGAAGCTAGTAAGTCCGAAGGTAAAGAATCTACAGATCCAGCTACTGAGTACAAAGTCATTGACATTGTGCTCACACCTGAAGACATAGAGTCCTTCTCAATGTCAATGCCTGATGAAGGCTCAGAGATGAGCAAGACAGGTGTTAACTTTGCACCAACTGGTTCTAGAGGTGAGTGGGACATGACCGACTACTCAGAGTTTATTGTTGTTGATTACCCACGTAGAAAGGGTGAAGACAAATACTTTGAAGCTGGTAGTTACAGAAGAAACTTCTTGCAAGAATATGAGAAACGGATAACTCCAAACCTTGTATCACAAGAGAACTTTGCACAGCAAGTACGTAGACTCATTCAGATCAGAGCTAAGTCACAGACTCAATATGGTGTTAAGAAGGGGAAGCTAGATCAGTCTCGACTATCTCGTATCTGTTTCAATGCACCAGGCTTCAATGAGCGTGTGTTCAAGAACAAGATAGATAACAAGACACTGGATGCTGCTATCACAGTATTGGTAGACATGTCTGGTTCAATGGGTGGAGACAAAGTGCTAAACGCTTTAGCTTCTACATTGCTTGTTAACGAAGTTTGTTCAACACTAAACATACCTCTTGAGATACTTGGTTTCACTGATGCTAGTGGAGGATTCTCAGAACCTAAACCATTGATGTTTATATACAAAGGCTTCAATGATCTAAGGGTAAACGATGATAGCCTCAAAGAATATTTCGCTCTCAGTAGTGGATTTATGGTTGGTAATCCTGATGGTGAGAATATTTTGTGGGCTTATGATCGTTTGAACAAACGTAAAGAGAAGAAGAAGCTATTGATTGTGATGTCTGATGGTTCACCAGCAGCATCTAAGTCATCAAGTGGCTTAGAACAATTCACAGAGAAAGTAATCAAAGAGATAGAAGCATCGAAGTCTGTTGACATATACGGATTAGGTTTGTGTAGTGATGCAGTTACGCACTACTACAAAGCCCACAGTGTTGTCAGAGAACCAAATGAAATCCCAAGTAAGTTGATTGAGTTAATAGAAAGGAAAATTCTTAAATGACAACTGTAGTAAAACCACCATCACCGAAGGTGGAAGATCTTGTTAAGAAAGCTTTGAAAGAAGCTCTTGACAAACGTAAGCCACCAAAAACAACAGAGGCATCGACAGATGTTTCATGTGAAACAACCATTGATGATCCTAAAGAACTTATGGCATCTGCACCACACTCAGCCCTCAAACCTAATCAAGTCTACCTCTCTGAGGTTATCGGTCAGCCAGTTGACCACGATTTTGGAATCACTGTGTTCCAAGAATCTGATTGGGATGAGCGTATAGCTGCATTTGTTCCTAGTATCAATTCAACCTATGTCATTGATACAAAACTTGCATCTGACATTCTTCAAGCATGGGAGTTAAATGAGAAAGTACTTTGCTACGGTCCTACAGGGGCTGGTAAATCTAGTCTTATTGAGCAGTTGTGTGCTCGTACTTATCGTCCTTTTGTTCGGGTTAATTGCACTGGGGATATGGATTCCTCAATGATCTTTGGTCAGCTAACAGCTAAGGATGGTTCAACAGTATGGGTAGATGGTGCAGCAACAGAAGCAGTCAAGTATGGTGCTGTGTTTGCATGGGATGAGTGGGATGTAACTCCTCCAGAGATCTCAATGGGTCTACAGTGGCTCTTAGAAGACGATGGCAAGCTCTTCTTGAAGGAGATGCCAGGTAGTACCAAGGACAAGCAGATCATTCCTCACAAGGACTTTAGGCTTGTTGCTATTGGTAACACGCAAGGTCAGGGTGATGACACAGGTGCTCATGCAGGTACTAACGTACAGAACTCTGCAACTCTAGATAGGTTTGGTACAGCAGTATTCGTTGACTATCTACCAGCAGCAGTGGAAGAGAAGATCATCACATCTAAGTATCCAACAACAGTCACTGGTAAAGCAGCTAAGGAACTTGTCAAACTTGCTAACCTTATTCGTCAAGGTTACAAGTCAGGTCAGTTCAGTCTCACTGTTTCACCACGTACCTTGTTTGGTATCTGTAGAAAAGTAAGTGTCGGTGCTACTCTCAAGTCAGCATTCACACTTGTATACCTCAACAAATTGAACGACACACAACGTAAAGTTGCTGGCGAGCTTTTTGCTAAGGTATATGGAACCTCCGAAAACTAAAACATAAAACCACATAGTCTTCCTGTAATGGGAAGGCTATCTATTTTGTGCTTTAAAGAAATAAATGATTGATAGAAAACTAATCCTAGCAAATGCTCCTAGTAACATGGGACAGCAGATCCATGTGAACCATATTGGATGCTCAGCTGGTGATGACACTAAGCGTAGGTTGTATATCAAGCGTACAGAGAAGGGATTGGTGGCGTATTGCCACCATTGCACTGAGTCTGGCTTTGCTTCAGACGGACTATCCCAAGACAGATTGTCTACCTGGGTGAACAAGAAAGCAACAACAACTACAGCAGCTACAAAGCCGCGTCTAGCGGCACTCAGTACCGAAGGTACGGTGTGGCTACGCAGCAACTTCTGCAACGCAGAAGACAGCAACTTCAACGGCATAGAAGGGGAAAGGCACAAAGTAGCCTTGACCCTCTACAACCCAGAACAACAGCCGATAGGCTGGCAGATACGCAATCTCAAAGCAGAACCAAAGTACATCACGTACTACACCAACAGCAACTCCAAAGGAGATGCAAGCTGGTTTCATAGCAGCGGTAAAACATTGGTGCTTTGTGAAGATTACCTCAGTGCATACAGAGTACACAAGAACACAAAGCTCAGCTCTGTAGCGTTACTAAGAACAACTATCTCAGATAGAACACTAGCTCAAATCTATGAGCTTGAGTTCGACACAGTATGTATTTGGCTAGACCCAGATGAAGCAGGAATGGAGGGAACAACTAAAGCATTTAAGAAACTACAACACTTCTTACCAACAGAAACCAAACTAGCTATGTTTGGCATAGATAAAGAACCAAAAGAATGCACACCAGCAGAGCTTGTGAGCATACTAATTTAAAGGAAATAGATGGACTACGATGTTCTATACCTTTGCGCTAAGAGCAAAGAGAACCTCTCAAAGTACAGGCGGTACATCAAACCGCATGTAGTTATGAAAGAAACCAACACCATCCTTGACGGGATGGACAAGTACTACAAAACATTTCCCTCAGTTACAGAGTTTGCTTGGGACTCATTCACTGCATTCCTAATAGCAGATCAGAGTAAGCGTCTTACAGACGATTCCATTGTGAAGCTACGCATGATGCTTACTAAAGCAAGAGCGTTTGTTCCACACCATGCACATGAAGAAGTTGTCAAAACTCTCATTGAGCTAGACTACTTGGCTTTGATCATGGAGGAATGCGAGAAAGTCAAAGAAGGCTCTAGTGACTTGGAGCATGTACACATACTAGCAACCAACGCACTCAAAGATGTAGAAAGGTACATAGAAAAAGATGAGTTATTTGTATCTGCTGACTTGTCTGCTATTGCTGACAGGATCACTAGCTCTGGTTATGAATGGAGACTGGATGCGCTCAATCGTTCTCTTGGTCCTCTACGTATTGGGAATTTTGTTATTGTCGCTGCTCGTGTAGAAGTAGGTAAGACTACATTCCTAGCGAGTGAGGTGAGCTACCTAGCACAGCAGTTACCAAAGGACAGACCAGTTGTGTGGGTCAACAACGAAGAGGAATCATCAGTTGTATTCTTTAGAATTGTTCAAGCAGCACTAGGGATAGAAAGCAAAACAATTATTGCTGACTCCAAGAAAGCAATGGTTGACTACGCAGCATTGATGGGTGGTAACAAAGACAAGATCCGTGTTACTAAGGACATGAACAACGTACGTGACCTTGAGACATTGTTCAGAGAAGTTAACCCAGGACTGATCATCTTTGATCAGCTCGACAAGGTTGATGGCTTCAAGTCAGACGAGCGTGAGGATCTTAAGCTGGGCAAGATATACAAGTGGGCAAGAGAACTTGCAAGATCGTATGGTCCAGTTATTGCAGCATCACAATTATCTGCGTCAGCAGTAGAAATGAAAGACCCACCATTCATAGGCTTGGATGCACTGCGTGGCTCCAAGACTGACAAGCCAGGTGAAGCAGATGTAGTAATAACAATTGGCAAGTACAAAGAACCAAAGAGTCCCGAAGAAGAAATGATACGTACCATCAATGTTCCTAAGAACAAACTACCAGGAGGAGGAAGCAAACAAGTCGAGTCAGATAGACACGGACAATTTCTAGTAACCATCGACCCCATCAGGGCTAGATACGAGTAACCTTTTAAGAAAGCTTTTGGAAAACCATGACCAAAACATTTATAGCTATTGACGTTGAGACAACGCTCAATGGCGATGATGACGTAGGACTAGCTCATCCTATGCACCCAGACAACAGAGCTATAGCCTTTGGGCTATGTGGCAGCAGTGATGTAACCAATACATTCACTACGTATGACCAGGATAAGTTTGAGTACTTACTACGAGTACAAAGACCAGATGCTTTTATCTGTGGACACAACTTGTCTTTTGATTTGATGTATCTCTACAAGACTAGCACTGACCTACAGTATGAACTACAAAGACGTAAGATTTGGGATACACAGTTGGCAGAGTACATCTTAAGTGCTCAACAGACTAAGTTCTCAAGCCTCGATGAGTTGTCAACCAAGTATGGCTTGCCTATCAAGGATGATGGGATCAAGAAATACTTTCAAGCAGGTCTTGGCTCTGACAAGATTCCACCTGAAGAACTAATCCCATACCTAGAGCAAGATGTTCAGAACACTGTGCAGATTGCAATGATGCAATACAAACGAGCGATAGAACAAGATCAGCTACCACTCATACTCTCTCAGATGGAAGCACTCCATGCAACAACAGAGATGCAGTTCAATGGCTTGCACATTGACAAAGCAAACCTTGATGAGTACACAGTAGAAGTAGTCAACATGTATGTTGAATGCAAACTTGACTTGGAAGAGTTGTCTATCAAACATGCAATCGAAGACATCAACAGTCCTAAGCAGTGGTCACAGTTTTTCTTTGGAGGTAAGAAGAAGATACGTGTGAAAGAAGAAGTGGGTCTATACAAGAATGGCAAGACGAAGTACAAGCTCATGGATAAAACCATAGATGTAAAGCCATTCATCAGGTACACACCAGACCCAGACAAAGTGTCTGCTAAGACAGGACAGATCTCAGTAGATGACTCTGTGTTGAATGACATGCTCAAGCATACGTTCGATCCAGAAGCCATCAAGATCATTGAGAAACTACTGGAGTATCGTGAGCTATCAAAGCAGCTATCAACCTATGTACAAGGGCTTAGCAAGCACGTTATAGGTGACTTCATACATGGTAAGTTGAATCACACAGCAACTGTTACAGGTCGCTTGTCATCAACCAATCCTAATTTACAAAACATCAGCAACAACCCTATCAAACAAATCTTTAATTCAAGGTTTAATGATGGTGTGATTGTCGAGGTTGACTTCAATCAACTAGAAGTTGTAGCTCTAGCACATGTTACTAGAGACAAACAACTCATCAAAGATATATCAGGTGGCATTGATATACACAGTGCTTTGTACGAAGGTATGTTTGGTAGACCGCCAACAAAGGAGGAACGTAAACCATTCAAGGCAAGAACATTTCAATTGATCTATGGTGCTGGTGCTAAAGCCATTGCTAAACAAGCAGGATGTAGCCTAGATGAGGCTAAAAAATTTGTAGATGTGTTCTACACACGCTATCCCCAGGTAGGAGAATGGCACACAAAGTTTGCAGAAGAGGTAGAAAGCAAGTCTACATACGAACTAGATGATGATGGATTCCGAGAGAAAGTAAAGACGTTTGTTTTAAACACTGAGACAGGACGCAAGTTTTTGTTTAAGGAATATTTCAACGAGAGTAGTTGGTCTAGTAGGACCTACAATTTCAGCCCAACTGAATTGAAGAACTACCCGATCCAAGGTCTAGCAACTGGCGATATTGTCCCAATGATGTTGGGAGTTATCTTCAGATGTATAGAAGGCAGAGATAACGTGAAGATGGTTAACACTATTCACGACTCTATTATGTTTGATGTCCAAAGCTATGCTGCGGATGATTTTATAAAGGAGATTACAGGAATACTCAAAGACACGCACAAGTACTTTGAGGAAAGATTTAAAGTGCCGTTGGCTCTGAAGCTCAATGCAGGAGCATCAATCGGTAAAAATTGGTTTGATATGAAAGAACTTTGAAATGACAATGATGACAGGCATCGTAGAGGCTATCTCTACAAAAGACGTAAATACTAAGTTTGGTAGCAAGCCTACTTATTCTCTTAAGGTTAATGGCACATGGGTTAAATGTGGCTTTAAGAACCCTAACGCAGGTGCGGGAGATGAAGTAGAGTTTGATGGCAACACTGGTACTTATGGTCTTGAAACCAAAGAAGTAAACGTTCTTCGTAAAGGAGCTGGAACACCAGCCCCAGCTGCTACTAGTAACAGCACACCTGTTCCCGCAAGGACAGCAGGTAGTGGCTATGCAGCTAAGGTGTTTCCAATCCCTCCTCTACATGGAGATCGTGCAATCGTTCGTCAGAACGCACTAGCTCGTGCTACTGACATCTACATTGCTGCTCGTGGTGGCAAGCCTTTTGAGTTAGAAGGAAGCAATCTTGACTTTGTTATTTCTCTTGCACGTAAGTTTGAAGCTTACACAGCAGGTGATTTAGACTTAGCAGAAGCTGAAGCAGAATCTGCCGTTGAGTGATCTTAGGGGGCGTAGCAATACGCTCCCATTTTTTTAGAAAGAGAGATAGAAATGGAAAATGTATTAGTACCTAAAGAAGTTCTGCAAAAACTTTTAGACTATGTACGTGTCAATGAAGAAGATGATTACGAAGAATGTGTATTTAACGATTGGTCTAAAGAAGACTTAGAAAAACATATTTTTGTTTCTGTCAAACAACTTCAAGATTGTGTGGACACCCAATGAGAGCACTAATTGACGGAGATATTGTTGTCTATCGTGGAGCAGCATCAGCTAACGAAGATGAGCAATGGATAGCTCAAGCAAGAGCTGACCAAATGATTCAAGACATCTTGGCTGACACAGGAGCAACATCCTACAGCGTTTACCTAACAGGTGGTGGTAACTTCCGTAGGGAGATAGCACCCAGCTACAAGGCTAACAGACCAGACGAGCGACCAACACACTGGGAAGCAGTACGACAGTTCCTAGTAACACAGCACAAAGCAATCGTCTGTAACGGCTACGAAGCAGATGATGAGATGGGCATACAACAGGACAAAGAAGCTGGAACAACAGTCATCTGTAGCATAGACAAAGATTTATTACAGATCCCAGGTAAGCATTACAACTTTGTAAAGAAAGTTTTTCAGGAGGTAACTCCAGATCAAGGCTTAAAGTTCTTGTACATGCAGAGCCTTATAGGAGATCGTAGTGACAACATCATTGGCGTAACTGGCATTGGTCCAGTAAAGGCAGAGCGAGCACTAGACGAGCTATTGCCTGAAGAGTGGTACGACAAGTGCCGTGAACTCTATAGCGATGACGAACGCTTTCACCTCAACATGAAGCTGCTATACATATGGCAGAAACCCAACGATAGTTGGGAACCACCAATCACACAGGAACAACATGATTAAAGACGTAAACATGCAGCACATGACTATGCGAGAGTATGTCGCTGTAGCAATGCTCACAGAACTTGGCAGCAAAGATGCTGTCTTAAAACTAATTAGTGAGGGAGACATAACTTCAGTCAATGTCATAGAGACTTCCTTTGCATGGGCAGATAACTTTATGAAGGTACGTGAAGAGAGGCTCAATGCCAAGACCTAAACGACATAACCCAGCAGGGTATCGCAGCGGCTTAGAGTCTAGATTCCAAGCAGCTTGCGAAGCAAAGGGATGGAAGCTAGGGTACGAACAAGACAAGATCAAGTACGTTATCCCATCAAGCAACCATACCTACACACCAGACTTCACTGTTACTAATAACGTCTACATAGAAACCAAAGGTCTATGGACTGGATCAGACAGGAAGAAGGCTGTGCTTATCAAGCAGCAGCACCCTGACATCACCATCCTCTATGTGCTACAGCGCAACCAAGGACTGTCTAAAAAGAGTAGCACCACCTACCTAGACTGGGCAGCTAAACATGAACTAGATGCTTGTCTGTTCTCAGACACAGCACATTGGCAAGACTACATAATAAGGAACTTATGATTGAACTAACTGTATTGGAAGCTACATTGATAGCATTGAACTTAGGCTTGGCTTACTTCAACTACCAACTAAATGCTGAACTCAAGAAACACAGCACTGCTATGGCAGTGATGCTGTACGGTATCCACAAAGGCAAGATAAAGATTGTGGATGTTGGTGATGGATTTAAATTGGAGTCGTTATGAAAATCTCACTAGAAGAAGTAAATAAAAACAAAGAAATAATCAATGAGGTTAAAACTCGTTGGCAAAAGCATGAGAAGAACATGAACATAAAGTCTCCCCTGGAGTACTTAGATGAAATCAAAGCAACTACTGAAGTCTCTTTTGAGATAGCTGCGTTTCCCCATGACAGTGCTTTTGATAGAGAAGTCTATAAGACTGGAGATGGTGACACTATGCAAGCTGCTAGACCAGGAGCTATGGACCACAAGAAATACAAATCAAAAATCACATGATTTATATTGGAGACACAAATGAAATACGATCCAGACAATTCAGAACACACAGAACTAAAAGCTAGAACTTTCTATGAAAATAGATCTCGTGCAGTACTAAGAGCACATCCAAATTGTAGTGACCCCGACCATCCAGGTTGTGATTTATGTGAGGAGGACGAAGATGATGACATTCAAACCTATGCCGATGATAACGATGACATCCAGAAGTATGAGTAACGTTATTAAGAACATCTTTTATGCTTTAGCGGAGTCACTCCGTGCTCCAACTGCTGAAGAGATGGCACTTAAAGAGTTGGAAGGTGCAAAGCGTGAGCTTCTCAATATGCTTACCGCCCAAGACTACTCCAAGAGAATGGTGGAATACCACCTTGACAGAATCAAACGACTAACAACCTACCTAGCAAAGGCTAACAATGAAGGAATCTAGACACGACAAGATAAGAGTGTTGCTTTTAAACTCTAGTGATGGGTTAACAACCAATCAGATAGCTAAGCAGCTAGGTTCTACATACAAAAGTATTCAGAAGACTATGAATAATATCTATGGTGTCTACATAGATCGCTGGGATGTACCTAAGCGTGGTCAGTTTGCAGCTGTATGGATGTGTGTAGAAGTACCTGATGATGTGCCACATCCTACAGACAGGTACTTACCTAAGCCAACAACCTTGTGGCAGAACAATTCACCCTACAAGAAACTCCAATGACACAAGATGAAATCCTTGAGATGGCTAAATCAATCAACGAAGATTGGTGGCTAGACGATATTGACCTTAAAGCCTTTGCCAAACTGGTAGCAGAGCGTGAGCGTGAGAAGTTTTGCGCGGTATTGCGGCAATTACATGATTCATATTCATTGGCAAGCGATTCAAACGCCATCCGAGCAAGGGGGCAAGCATGAAGAAACAAGAGATGATTACCCTGCTACGTAGTGCAGGTGTAGACGAAAATGCTGTCACCTTGGCGACTAATGCTTGGGAAATGGGAGCTGAGTGGCAGAAGGAAGAGTGTTGTTTAGTTTTAAATGGTCTAGCTGCTAAGGACAAACTAAGCAACTACTACTTAGTAGCAGCCAACATCATACGGGAGATGCCATGACAGAGAGACACATAGGTATATCAGTGCCACATAGACTTGTTACTAGTACCATTGAAGAGGATGAAGCCTTCAATGACATAGAACGGATGTCTAGGATCAAACAAGAGATCATCCGTAACCCGTCTAAAGAAGCTCAACTGATAGCTGAAGTAGCCATACTAACCGAAGCAGTTAGAGTTCTAGCAGACAGGGTTAGGGAACTAGAGTCTAAGTAATGGATGTCTTACTAACTCTCTTTGTTCTACTAGGCATAGGTATTTGTATAGGCATAGTAGTTTTTACTGCTATCTACTTCATCAATCTAGAAGACTGACAAAGCTAGTTGAACATGTTTAATTCGGTCATCTAGACCGATAGTTCCACCATTGATTATCTTGGTACATTTAACGTAGTCAAGGGCATCCGCTGGAGCATTGAGGTTGTGGGTAGACCAAAACCATCCACCTGTGAGAGCAGCATACTGGGGAGTAGAAACAAGATCAGGATTAGCAACAAAGTCCATACCCAACGCTTTACCTGCATGGAAGTACCCACTATGCCCAGTGAGTTGAATAATTCCGCGACCACGGAAACGATAACCGTCACCAGAATTTTCGTCACGGTTACCCATGCGTAGGCTATAGACAGAATTTGCGATCTTCTTAGGATTTCCAGAAAATTCATTAGCTTTCTCCATAGTAGGAAAGCGTTTAGGCCACAGCCTCATTAACGTAGCAGCCTTGTAGTTAAGGTTCTCTTCCAGCAATCTAAAGTTACCGCATTCATGGGAGCACTGTCCTATGAACATAGCCTTCTGGTTATTAGTAACAATGTTAAACCTCTGAAAGGTTTCATTGAGAGCATCAACCCACTGGGGACCGATACCCAATCTATGCAGTTGTTCAGCGTTGACCATTTACAGTCTCCATTACTTTGTTGTAGGCTGCGATACAGGCGTTGAGTTGCTGGGTGTTCCTGTCCCCTTGGGCGATGATGGCTGCAATAGCTTCAAGAGTCTGTCTGTCAGATTCGCTTCCCTGGGTGTCCCCACTTCCGTTGGTAGTGGTGGGACCTGGACTGTTTTGTACGCAACTTGTGGGGGCTTGGATCCGCAAGCTACCAGAGCGAATAAGCTTAGTAATATCAGTTTGTTTTTGAGTGATAGCATTGTTAGCCTCCTGAAGTTTGTTCGATTGGTCGTTGATTTGTTTAGTTAACTCTTGCTCTTTAGTACGAGCCTCTTCATTCTTAGCAGCAATTTCAGACTGCATCTCTTGATCACGTTCAGCCCAACCTTTATGGTGTCCATAGCCATAGAACCCACCAAGAGCAAACACAACAGCTAGTATGACCCAGGGATTAGGAATCATGATTCACTCCTAGCAGCAGCTCTCTCATGTGCAATCTCTTCTTTAGAAGGATCAATAAAATCTGGAGGTGTTGTAGGAGGAGGAGGTGCTCTCCACTCCTCATCAAGAGGTGGGTTCACCCACACAGGCATAGCATTAGATGCAACAGGAGTTTGTACAACTGGAGTAGAAACAGTAGGAGGTGTTGTTGTAGATGAACTTATTTTCTCAGCCAAGGTTTGCACACCCTTGCGAGACATCACACCACCAATGCCACCAACAATGAGCAGCACAATATCATTGAGCATCTTCAGATACCCTTGGTCAATGGGAGCCATGCTCTTAATGGGTTGCGTTACAAAGGTAACGCTATACAGCATAAAGAACACAATGCCAGCCAAGATGACAGTCACGATAAGGACAACTAATGCCCAAACCCTGACCTCTATTTCATCTTGCGTCAGAAGCCGATTGACTTGGAACTTGGGGTGGTTGTTGGACAATTTGTTTCTCCAATACAGGTGCTACTAAATAATCGGGACAGTCTTGAGTGAACATACAGTCTGGGCGTTGACATTGTTTAGCCGAGAAGTTCTTAGGATTCTGGCAAAAATATCTGTACCTATCGTTACATGCTACTAGTAACAAAAGCAACAGCACATACTTCATTGTTTATCCTTTTGTTGCAGCAGCTGTATCTTTCTATCCAACTGCTTCTCTTTCTTTTCTATACGAATCTCAGCTTTATGAATCTTGATCCACATCATAATCATTACAGGAGACATAATCAAAACAATTGTCAAGATTAGACAAAGCATTATGAGTATCCCTCGGTAAATGAATTTATCCATACTGCCCATAACCAAAAAACTATGACCAGTGTGAGGAATAATCCTGATACTAGTTCAATCTTTTCTTGTTTAAACCTTTCACGTTTGTAGTTCTCAATTTGTCGTTTGATACGAATCTGTTCTTTACGTTTCTGTTGTTCGGCTTGGACTTTGGAGTAGATCTGATTGTAGTTATCCCACAATGGTCCTAGTTGATAAGGAACACCAGCTCCTCTCATCATGCCACTTAACTTAACGTAAGCCTGGTCTAACTCGTTCTTGTATACGCTCAGTTCAAGTATGTCTTCAGGGTTGGGATCAACACTAGCAAAGACTTCTTCATATTTGAACTCAACGTACTCGGTTAACTCTTTGTGATGCCTAAAGAAAGCACCTAAATGTCCAATGAATTGTTGGACTATTTCACTTTCGTTCGGGATGTGCGTGGTGTACTGCTCTTTGCTACTGGCTTTCTTTTTCTCGACAGGCTTTTCTTTGGAGTCTCCACTAGCACTGGAGGCGGCTCCACTATTGGGCTTGGCTCCGATACCAAAGAGGTTGGAGATGGTTGACCAAATAGTTTTCGCATCATTGACAATAGTTTTTGCATCATCTGTAGCTTTCTTTATTTTTTGAACAGCAACTTTGCCTTCTGACAAGGCTTCGCAGCAGTAGGTAATGCCATCATAGGCAGCTTGCATGGCTTTAAAAGCAAGGCCAATTGTGAATGGATCAAACACATTTGTTAATTATATTTGTTGCACTGTGAGAATGACTGAAGGAATACCTGGGACAGGAGATACAGTTGTGTTGTGTAACAACTGACAAGCTGTGCTATCTGTAGACCACATTATTTGAAAGTAATCACTAGCAGCCATACTAGTTATATAGTTCCATGCAGCAATAGTCTCTGCTTGACTACCACTAAGTGCTACCTTACTAGCAGAGTCAGTTATATCTGTACCATTTACTCTAAACCAAATGTATACATATCCCACTGAAGCACTAGTTTTATGTAATTGTGCAGAGAATTGAAAATTATACACACCAGCGTTACTAGTAACAATACGAGATGTTGGAGAACCTCTAGACACACCGCTAGATAAAGCAGTTGTATCAAACGTCATGGCATAAGCTGTGTTTATAGCAGCAGCACTCTGAGTAGTTGTGTCGTAGAAAGAACCATACGCTTTAGTAGTTGTAGATGACTGAGAAATAGTTACAGCACCTGTAGCACCAGATATAGAAATACCCGTGCCAGCAACGATACTAGTAACACCAGAGTTGTTAATAGTAATAGCTGTAGAACCGTTGTAGGTTGTTCCAGAACTATACGAGATACCTGTACCAGATGTTAAAGAGTTAACAACAGATCCAGCACTACCACTTGTATTTTGATTGAGAGTAGGAATGTCAGCAGCAACAACAGCCCTGAATGTAGGAACACCAGCAGATCCATTAGGAGCTGCTAAGAAATAGTTGGCAGTCTTAGAAGCATAGGGATTTAACGTATCTCCATAACCAGTAGCTGCCCAACTAGGAACACCAGCACTAGTCATTTGCAATAAAGACGTAGACGCAGGAGGAGGTAACCTAGTTAAATTGTTAGTAGCATTGCTATAGATTATGTCTCCTGTGTTGTAGGTAGTTAAACCAGTACCACCATACTCAGGCTCAATAGGAATATCTAACGTAGCAGCAGTACCAAAGACCCTATCACTAAGCCTCTGGAGCCAATCTCTCCAAGCAAAGTTTTCACCAATAGGGTTTGGGGGTATAGGAGTTTGAGTAGCCATTATCTACCTGCTTCCTTTTCTCTTTCACGATAAAGCCTAGCTTTTTCTTTACGTAGTTCTTGTTTTTCTTTTCTAGCAGCTTTCTTCTGTTCTGGTGTTCCACCATAAACAGGAAGACCCATTGTTCCTAGTAACGCCCTCTTAGCACCTTCTCCTTCAGGAGCTTCCATAGCAGCTTGTGCTTGGAATGGTAGTGCTTGGCTAAGAATAGCTTTTCCTCTAGCATAAGAAGCATCAAGAGTTTCATTACCAGTTACGATTGCAGGATCAAGTTTTGGTGCTGTTGGTGAAGCATACTCAACACCACCTATCGTAATGATGGCAGCTTTAGGTATAAATCCAAGTTTATTAGAAAATGTTTTAAGTGGATCTGCAAGCCAATGGTATGGTTCCATAGCGTGTTTCATAGCTTGCATAGATGTGCCATCTGGATACTCAACACGAGTTGGATCTTTGTTCTCCCATACAGGACGATCAGCAGTAATCATGTTAATGCCGTTAATTAGTGTGAGATAAGTCAATGCAGTTTTAAACTGATACAACCTAGCATAGTCTTGCTTAGTTGTAGGAACCATCATTCCCTTAATTCCTTCTATAGGTTGGAATTTAGCTGGATTTAACTGCTTTGGAAGAGCAGAAGTAAAGGCACGAACAGTAGATAAAGTCCAATCAGGAGCAAACAAAAGAACTTGCAAACCTCTACGACCTTCAGGACTATAAGCAGCCATAGCCATACGTTTACCAAGCTCTGTGTTGGCACTAGTGGCAGCATCAAACCAATTCAAACCACCAAAGCTATCATTAACAAACCTAGCTATCTCTTTACGAACAGCAAGTTCATCAAAAGGTCTACCTAATTCTGTAGCTTGTCTACGTGCTTTCTCTAGATAAGCGTTAGCTACCATTAGTTTGCCACCAGTATGCAAGTAATTCCATGTGTACTGATCAAAGTATCCCAGGGTATATTTTTCTACAGTACCAAGTGAACTTTCTAGTATGCGAGTTTTAGGACCAAACTTACTAATTAGTTGGTCAGCAGATTTACCAATAGAAGTTAGTATTCCTCTGTATACGTCCTCTTTCATTTCAAGAACAATGCCATCTCGTCTAATCCAATTGTCTGTGTCATCTCCGAGCTTACCGTTCTTAAACTGCTCAACAGCTTTAGAGATAGCAGACAACTGAATGTCTCTTCCAGTGATAGCTTTAACACCCTTCTCTACCAATGGAAGAACAATAGCTTCCTTAAGAGGTGTATAAATAGGTATCTGAGTACTAGACAAAACTTCCATCAAAGACTTGGCATGGAAGAATGATCCAATAACGTTGACACGTTTAACTGCATTAGACAGTTGTCCAAGAGCATTCATTATCTGTCCAGGACCTGCATCAAATACAAACTTTAAAGCTGGTTTTAGATCAGGATGAACAGCATAACCAGAGAACTGAGGACTATCCATCATCTCCCAACCAGGGGGCATAGGATTGTCTTTATTGACTTCTTTGATTAAAGTCTCACCTTCAACATTGCGTATCTGCTTTAGATTGTCTACTAAGGTTTTATTCTCAATAGCCTTTTCCATAGACAAGGCATACTCTTTGTAGATCTCAGCAATGTCTTTTGTTTTGATGTTGAGTCGCCACTCTGACTTACCAGCAGCAGCTATACGAGCGTTGGCTTCGTCTATAAAGACTTGTAAGTCTGCAAAGGTTTTAAACTTACGTTCTTTAGCAAACTTAGATGTGGTATCCATACCACGCATAGTAGGATCACTTTTAGATGTTCCTAGTAACTTGCTTATAAACTCTTCACGAATACCTTTTGGAGCACCAGTCCAATCAAGAATGTGGGTTACATAGTCTTCTAACAGTCCTTTGACAACACCTTGCTTTACAGCACGATCACCAATGTCTTTTACTAAGGCTTCGTATCGCTTAGCAACAACAACTTCTTCTGGTGTAAGACCACTTAAATCACCCCTATCAATAGCTTCAGCAACAGCTTCTCTACGAACAGGATCAGGAATATCTTTGATGATTTCTTCTCTTTGGCTTTGGATAATGCGCTCATTAGCATCCTTAGCCCTAAGATTTGCACCTACAAACTTCTCTGTTTCTTTAATTGGTTCTGCCCAAGTTTTTTCATAGTTTCTATATTCTTCATAGAACTTGACAGCTTCTGCTTCACCACGAGTAGCATAGATCTCTTTAGCAATGTCAAACATCTCTTGTTCATCTTTGACATTACGGGGATCTGTTGCGGTGCGATCTACTTTCTGTTCAAGAGGAACAGTTTCAGGAGTAGCAACTGGCTCTTTAGGAGCAGCTGCTTTCTTTTCAGCAAGCTGTTTTAAAGCTGTTTGATTAACTTGATTCTCATACTGAGCTTTAGTTTGACCTTCTGCTTGAGGAGTTACAGCATGTTCAGCTTCGTGAGCAACAATAAAGTCTACATAGTCTTGGAATGTTGGAAAAGCATCTTTAGCAATAGGATAGACACCCTCTACCTTTGGTTTAGTCCAAGGCTTCTCTCCATACTGTTCGTATAAAGTTGATGTGTCTATGGTTATAGTCTTAGTTTCTTTGTTAAAACTAGCTCCAATAGGTCTACCATCTGGACGAGTTCTATTAGTAGTCCCTTCTTTAATAGGAACTCCATTGGCTTCTGTTGGTACATCAGCAAGCTTAAAGCGTTCATCACCAGCTATACGCAAGTCATCACTTCGTAGACCATCCTTAACAGATGATAGAGCTTGTCCTTCTGGTATCTGACCAGCACTCTTAGCTCTGTTCCAAGCTTCTTTACGATTTAGAAATGTACCAGCCTCATCTACAAACCCTTGTTCAAAGGTATCTTTAGTCTCAGCCTTACGTGCTTCAGGACTCTTAGGACCTAACAGTTCTATTTCACCAGTATCTTTGTTTCTAAGAGCAGATTGAACCAAAGGTATCTTGGCATCAGCAATAGCTTTGTCTTTAGTAACTTCTTCAGAAACCTTCTTAACAAATCCAGCCCTTTGTTCTGGTGTTACAACTTCTTCTTTTAGAGGAACTGTTTGTTCAGAGAGTGGTTTAGTAAAGTCTGGTGTTTTAGGTGTAGACACAGGAGGTGTTTGTCCCAAAGCAGAGTACCCACGAGCAGTTGGTTTAGTAAAAGCACCAGACACAACATCAGCTGCCATAGACTTAGGATCAAAAATATCTTGGCCTTGAGCAGCACGAGTACCAACACCTATACCAGTCATTAAACCAGCACCTAAAGCACCCTCTGCAACACTACTGGGCAATCCTGGACGCATCCAAGGATTAAAACCACCACCTACTAATTGAGTACCAAAGACTAATCCTGGACGTTCTTCTTCTTGCTTACGTTTAAGACCCATAATGTCTGTCCCAAACATTTTGTCAACTTGTTCTTCTAGAGAATTAATACCCATAGCAGTAGCAACACTACCAATAAGACCAGTAGCAACCATAGCAGCAGGTTTAACAATTCCCAACCTACCAGGAAGAGCAGGAATCTTAGACCCAACTTTCCCAGCTAATTTAATACCACCATATGCAGCAGCAGCTGCTTCTGGATAACGAGTAGCAATAGTACCTAAAACAGATGTTTCATTTTCTTTAGGTGGTGGCACATTGAGTCTTGGTGCAGTAGGTACTGCCACAGATGTAGCAGGAGCAGAAGGAGTTACAACCTCATCATCACCACCCCAAGAAGACTTAGGAGCATCTACTGACCTAGATACAACCTCATCATTTTGTCCAAAGTCAGCCATGATTAGCCCTTCTTACGCTTTAGCACACCATCTTGCATATAGAAACTATTTGGAGGTAGTTTGTCGTACTCTTCTTTGCTAGTAGGGTTAGCAGGATTTTGTTCTGTATTAGGAGGAGCAACTGGTTTGTTACTAGGAACATCAGGTTTAGCTGGTGTTGGTGTAGGTGTTGGAGTACCAGCTGGTTTTTCTGCTTTAGGTGGTTCTACTTGTAGAGTTGACAACTGTGAATCAATCTTCTTTAGCATGTTACTTTTTATAGATCCAACTTCTGTTGGCAAATTCTCAATAAGACTTCTTTCTTCAAGAAGTTGTTTTTGAGTAAACTTGTCTCGTTTAATAGATGCTTGTTGCCACTTGTTAAATGAGTCTTCGCTATAAAACTTTGCATCTGTACCTTCTGGTGTGTAAGGACCTGCACCTAAAAAACTAAAACCAAGGGTAGTGCTTCTTGTAGCAGCAGTTAATGTTTTATCAACTTCTTCGTCAAGACGTTTAAATTCTGCAACAGTTCTAGGATCATTTTGAATTTTTCCAAGTTGTGTGTTGACAGTATTCCAAATTTGTACAATCTTTTCATCACCTAGAGTTTTTGCTCTTTCACTAGCAGCTAATCTAAGTCGTGTTTTTTCTACATCAGCAGTAGCACGTATCTGTGCCATTTGAATGCCAGCTAATATCTTTTGTTCTTGTAGTTTTGAGTTAGCAGTTTCAAATAGATTCTGAACAACAGCTTTCTTTTCTTTAGGAGAGAAGTTATTCCAGTTTGCTGGTCCTACTCTATTAATCACAAGATTTCTAGTTGCTTCTGGAAGACTGTTAAATCTTTCGTTAACCTGAGCTTCAGGAATAGTTTCTAGAACACTAGAAGCATCAGCTATTGACTGGCGTTCAATGTCTGCTTTTTTAGATTGATTAACAAGATCTCTAGTAGCAATTCTTTCAGAGGCTTCCATAAATTTAGCTGAGTCTTCAGCTTTACCTGCTTCTCCATACACACTAGCAAGCTTAAGTGTTTGTTCAGAAGGACTAGCCTTAGTGTAGCTATCATCCTTTACAAGATTCTGAATCTTACTTCTAATATCAGCATCAGTTTTAACACCTGTATCAGCAACAAGATTAGCTAGTTTAGTTTTCTCTATGTTCTGTTGTTGCTGTTGCAAGGTATTAGCTTGCTCTTGCATGACATTAGTTTGCGTCTGTTGCACATCAGGTGCAGCAGCCATGTTTCGTTGTAGTTGTAAAGCGGCATTACTACCAGCTGCTACATCACTCATCAAGAATGCCATATTTAATCCCCAATACCAGAAGTACCAGACAAGAGACTACCAACACCATAGCCATATTGAGAAGTAGGACTAGCGAAAGAACTATAGATAGAACTTGGGTTGTATGGAACGTTGCCCATAGTGTTAGTACTAGAGCCTGGATATAAACCAGCTATACCTTGACCTAAACCACCAAGACCTTGAGAGAAGGCTTGTTGATTAGCCATGTTTTGACTTATTCCTAGACCACCAGCTTGAGCAGGATTAGAAACAGCACCAGAACCTTGAGCAAGACGATTTAGATAATCAGTCATAAAGCCATAGTAGCCTCTTTGACCAATGTCTTGTAGAGCAGCAGACTCTCTTCCAGAATACAGTAGACCAGAAGCAGCAGCACTACGCTTAGAAGCCTCCATAGCAGGGTTTAAGACACCAGTTGTGTATTGGCTATACCCAGGCATCTTAGTTATATCTATGCCAGTCCCAGGTTGTAGAGCACCGCTATACATCTGACCTAAGTTAGCTCTATATGGTGCAAAAGGATCAGCCATCTGCTGAGCTTCAGAACCAGACATAGATCCTGGACCACCTAGAAGACTAGATATACCCCCTCCAGTGAGAGAGTTAACACTTGAAGCTATGTTCAAAGCAGAACTAAAATCCGATAAATTCATACCACCCCCAGCATTATTTAAAACATTACCTACACCACCAGATGTAGTACCACCACCAGCACCAGTACCTGCCATATCACCTAGTGCTGTACCAGCTCCAATTACGTTACTAGTAACACCACTGTTAGCAAGCCCCGCAAGTTGAGATGCTTCAACAGAACCAGCAGCTGCAACAGCAGCCTGTGCTGGAGTAAGAGCTGAACTAGCAAGATAAGCACTATCAGCAGCAACTGCTGCATTTGCACTAGATAGTGCAGCTCCTTCAGCACCTGTTGGAATGCCCTGACTAGCTAAATAAATAGCTGCTGCAACCTTGACTTCTGGTGGTATAGCATCGTCAACTTCTGCCAAAACATCTGAGACATTACCAACTGTGTCGGTAATACCACCTTCAATTTGTCCAAGTATTCCACCACCACCAGACAAACCTAAGTTTTGGCTTACATCCACAATACCCTGACCGACATCAGAGACTACATCACTAGCCCCTTCAAGAACATCACTTACAGCACCACCCATATCATTCCTTTATGTACTATGCTTTTGAAACATAGATGAAAGCCTTTGAACCGTCTAATAGAACTATCTGACATTTCTCTAGCCAACCAAATGATCTGGCAAATCTTGCAAGTTTAATGTCATCCTCTCTAACTAAAGCAGCTATAGGCTTGCCAATTAAACTCTGTATAAGAACAAAGTCCTTTTGACAATCCTTCTTGACTCTAGCTGACCATCTTTTGATGTCAACATGAATCCACAAGAGATTGTCAAAAAGCTCTAAGTACACTATGTAATCCTTTCGAATACACACAGGTACTTTTCCCTTTATTTTATCGTCTATAGCGTCCACCACCAACTGATTGTTCTTGATCTAGTTCACCTATCCTGAAGTCTATCTCAGCTGTGTCTAGACGCAAAGGAACATTGCTAGTACACAAGAACTCCCAAGCTCTACGTCTATCAGCACCACTGAGGTATACCTGTGATCTAGAAGCACTGAGATCTATAGACCTATAGGTAGACCAAGTTTGATAGTCATCACCACTGTGACGAACTTGCATAGTTCCAGCTACCTTGTCACCAACAATTTCTAGTCTTCCATAGAATTTACGCTTAGTAACACCGTTATCTATGATGTCTGTTACTGTTCTGCTGTAGATGGCTTGACCGTTATCTTGGTAGGTAGTGGTACTGAGGTAGTAGATAGTGGCTGTGTCATCATCTAAGACAAACGCAATATCATTTAACTCAGCAAAGAATACAGCTCTAAAGTAGGACTCTTGGAAAGTACCTGGATTAGGCTGGTCACTAGATTGGATAGAGTACTGAGTCCATGTATACCACATCTTCTCATTTATATCGTAAACTAAAGTTTTACTAGTGTTGTGTAGAAATAGAACATATAGTGTATGTCCTGAGACTGTATAGCAGTAAGCAGTTACTGTGCTTAGACTATCAGCTTCTATATGTTTATCTATGCTATTAGTAGAAATCTTAACAGCTGACACACCATCCATCAGATAGACAGCACGACCATTGGTCTTACTAGTTCCAATCCACAATACAGTGTTATTAGTAGCAACAATGCTATCACCAGTAGCACAACCAATCTCAGACGTATAACTCTGGGCTACAGCTAAGGGAGAACCCGTAGCATTAGCAGCGTCATAGAAGAACTGAATACTAGTAGAACCAAAGGCTACTAGATAGTTTAAGTGCTTAGCAATACCAACGAGTACGTCAGCAGTCTGCTCAAAGCTAACGTAATCAAGAGCAGTCCAAGTAGTTGGATCACCAATATTACAGTTATAGATACGATTGTTAGTAGTACCAATAAATATATAGTTGTTCAAGAACACAGTGCCAGACACATACGGACTTGATGGCAAAGAGGTCATTGTTACAAACGATCCTGCTTGATTTAACAAGTAGCCTGTAGTCTTGTTGTGAAAGAACAGATACGTATCTAGGAATGTCTTAACAAAATAACTTTGGTTAGTAGTACTAGAAGTAGAACCAAGATTAGTTACAGCATAACTAGATGCTGGGTTAATGCTATATACCGTGTTATTAATAACAGCAATGAGCTTGCTATTAAAAGAAGCTAGTCCTTGACTAGGTGTATGAGCAGGAGGTGTTATAGACACCACTTGTTTAGCTAAGACTAAACCAGGTCTTTTAACAAACTCTCTCTTCTGATCCCTAGTCTCAAAAAAACAGTTAGAAGAATAGGAGTCCTTAGCAAAGGATCCGCTTCTACTTTCTATTGGCTGAGTAAGTGGTATACGTTCTGTTGCCATGCTTACATACCATAAGAGTTAACAGATGTAGATCTAAAGTCAGGACTAAAGAATGTGCTACCAGGCTCTATGTCCCAATCAACCATCTTGTCTTTGTAGTTTAAAGCACGAAGAGCAATCTCTTGTCTAGTGTTCATAGGAACACCGTACTCAAGAGACAGCTGGTCTGCTAAGTTCCACACCAAACAGTTCATCCATTCATTAGGAAAGTCTGGAAGTTCACTAGCTGTAGTTATGTCATTGATAGGCATCTGAGCCACTAGACGTAGCTGTAGATTAGCCTGAGTACTAGCATCTGGAGTTAGGTACACATAAAGAATACCATTGAGCCTACGAGCATCATAGAAAATACTATTGGGTGTACCAGTAGAGAACTTAGATCCCAAGACAGTGTATTCCTGCCTAGATATAACTATCACTGGTGTATCTATGTCTGGAGTAGATGCTGTATTACGATAGAATCCTTGGATAACTTTCAAAGGTTTGTCTGTAATAGCTGTGCTAGGAGCTAGGGAGTCATACATCAAGGTAGAGGTAGCACCACCTAGGACATAGCTAGTCTGTCCAGAAGTAAGAGGAATAATAAGTTCTGATACTTTCCATAACTTTAAACCATCTGTGTTGAATTGTTTGATCAACAAGTTTAAAGATATGGCAGCATTAGACACAGTGTTAGCGTCAGGTGTATCTCCAATCTCAAGCACTCCTAGTTTCCTAAGAGCTAAGGATATGATCTGATCACGAGTAATGCTGTAGTTAGAAGCCATTTTTAAGCCTCTCTAGGCCAGTTTTGAGTAGTGACAACAGCAATGAAAGCAGATACATCAGCAGCACTTTCTATAGCTGCTACAAGCCTTGTACATTCAGTTATAACAGCTACTCTATAAGTAGTAGTGTTACTAGGAACATCTATGTTTCTCTCTGCCTTACGAATGACCATCCAATCGGTCTGAGCCAATAACTTGTTAGCCGTATCCTTGACTTGTGCAGTCCAGTTTGACTTCAAGCCCTTGGTGACCAAGCGTTCTGTAGAGTCAACCATTGCTGGCTTGCCATCCACTACGCCAAGAACCTTGACATACATGGGGTTGCCGTCTTCGTCTGACTCTTCTCTGTCATTCAAGAGTTTAGGATTGTCTACGCCCCAGTAAAACTGATCGTTGTAGGTTGTGGTTACATCTGCAACCTCTGTGATGCCGACTGCTTGCTTCTCAGCAAGTGAGGTTAACCTAAGCCAATTCTGTGGGTATGAAGTTCCATTATGTGTAAATGGTGTATCAATATTTAATGGTTTGCCGTCAAGAAGAAACATATTCCTCGCTCCTTAAGTATGTTAGATTTTTTGTTTATTGCTTGTGTTGACTTGTCAGCCCATCTGCAATTTTTTGGTTCATAAATACCAAATGGGTTTATTCTGTCAAGACTTGTTCCTTCTGGTCTATTTCCCATATCTGCATAAAAGTTTTCAAACTTCATCCACCTATCACATACAGATATACCAGAACCACCATATCTCCAATAACCCCTACCATTTTTGTTGGTGCATCTTTCCTTCATGCTTCTCCAACTTGTATATTCTCTTGTAAAAGTCATGTGGTGTTTTTTAGATTTCTTTCCTCTTGCTATGGCGTTTTCTTTTACAAGACACCCGCAACTTTTTGTGTTGCCATTTTTAATTCTTGTTATTCCTATTTCTTTTTCTGTACCGCAATCACATTTGCACATCCATTTATAACTACCTTTTTTATCTTGTACTGTTGGGTATAAAGCAGTTAGTCTGTTGTATTTATGATTTGTAATATCTACAAATCTATGTCCCTTTTTTGCTTCAACATACAAGTTTTCATTCATATCTAAAGCGAAAGGAGTGTCGTTGTGTTTAAACATATATCACCTTGCAAGAGAATTTTTAAATGGGTTTTCGGCAAATGCGGCATAAATGTATGTTTCACCAGAACCAAAACCAGCATCTCTTAATTTAATTCCGTTTGAAACAAAATCCATACTGGTTGCTGTTACTTCTGCATCAGATAAATTTGGTCTTAGCAAAGCATTTGATACGTTGTATGAACTTCTAGAACTATCTAATAAAAACCAATTAGATGCACCATCCGTCCGTTTGATTAAAACAAATCTTGGTTTAAATCCCATATAGATAAAAGTGTTATCAGTTGTTCCATTGCCACCAAACGAACCAAAGGCTGAATACCCTGCTACTGCGGCAAAGCAGTAGGCAACAACCGTAGCACCAGAGGCATTAGCATCAGTTCCAGTTCCCAATGAAAACACGGAAGAAGTAGGTGCTGTACTATTCCAAAATACAGAGTTTGGTCCTGCTTGACCACTTGTTAAATTAAGGTTAATTACATAAGCGGCACTTGTTAAACCAATATGGTAAACAGCCCAAGAAGTTGTAGTGCTTCTTTGTTTAACAATAATCATTGATGGTGCAACACCTAACCCATGACCCACAGTAGCGTTAGCACCCGTACCCGTATAAGTCACCACGCTAAAGCCTTGCGTAGCACCAGCACTTACAGTTGATGTGATAGAGCCGTTAGTGTTGGTTACGCCTGTTCCATTGGCTTTCCATTGCCATCCAATGTATGTCTGCGTATTTTCATTTATTGCGCCATCAGTACCAACGCTAAATCCATCAGAATTAAAAGCAGTTAGTAATTGTGCGGAAGTGTCTTCTGCATCAGTTCCATTTGATACAAGACGCTTTTGTACTCCACGAACAACATCAAACAAAGCGTGAGCAGAAGTGCTACTGCGCTCCTTTATCCATACAAAGTCAGGCTGAAATCCCACGCCAGTTACAGACCTTGCAGACCCAGTACCCGTATAAGTCGTAGCCGCCATATAAGCCGCACCATTCTTGATGGTTGATGCGGGTAGGTTATATGTGTTTAGTGCAACAAAGCCTGTTGGGGGTGTGTAGGAGAATGGGCGTTGACCGAAGTTGGCATTAAAAGTTGCCCCAGTACCTCCTGTATTGCAACCAAACAACCATGTTCCTGTTAATCCAGATGCAACAGGGTTTGTTCCCGTAACTGGATTGCTTGAACCTTGATATACATTGTTTTTTGAATAATAAACTTTTCCATTATCAAGGTCTAAAGCGATACCAAGAACATCACCATTTGTGTAAGAGGAGTAAGTTTGTACAACGCTTCCTGACCCGTCATAAACATTTCCGTTACCACCATACCAACGATAGTTATTATTAGGGCTTGAATAAAATAATGTTGTTGAACTAAATGGTTGCCAAATGCCAAATGTGGCATCTCCACTTGCTGTTTGCGTTGCCTCAAAATACCATTTCCCAGAAGAAGTAGGTATTGTAGAAACACCAAGGGAATTTGAACCACTAGCAGTTGCTATTTGCAAATTACCATTTGAAAATGTAGTGGCTGCTCCATTTATAGAAAGAAGTGGATTCAGCACAGCATAGTTAGCCGCTGTTGCACTTGTTAGCGTAGGCACATCGGTCATGCTGTCGTAGGTAGAACCAGCAGTCACGCTAATGTTGTTAGGTGTCCAGTTGTTGCCGTTGCCAGAATAGTCCTTGCCGATAGTGGCGGCTGTGTTGTTGCTGTTATCGCTGAAGTTCAGTTCAAAGCCATTTGTGCCGTAAGTACCAGAATATGCTTTTGGTTTCCATACGCCTGTGATGGAGTCTGTTTCACCAAATGAAGATGGTGTTAGTTGTTGACCATCGACAAAGTTAACTTCAGCCATATAACCATCAAAATCACTAGCCGAATCAGAATTATCACGACCTAAATTATGAATGGCTGTATTATTAATTTGTAAATTTGCGTTTTGGGCAGGGTAACTTGTGGTTGAAAAAGAAGTTACTTGAACTCCATTTACATAAAGTTTTGCTCTATTTGAAGATGTTGCTTGAGTTGTATCCATTGCAACGACAATGTGATACCAAGCAGATGGGTCACGAAACACTTGAGTTGTGACCAACATATTTCCAGTAACATTGTCTTCAACCAATAAACAAAATGGGGCTGAAGACGCTGAGTTTCTAAAACTAAATTGCGTGTAAGTTCCTGCGCTAGGTCGTGAGCCAAAAATTAAATTTTCATTTGTTAAAGTTCCTCGCTTAACCCAACCACTCCAAGTCCATGTTTGACGATTAGATGCTGATGCGGGAGTCCTACTGAAGTACGCACTAGCACTTCTACGCAACCGCACACTACGGGCTATGTTGTAGCCACTAGGCCTAGTCAGCAGAGTATCTTTTGATGCAAACATTATGCAAACGCCTGTGCAACAGTTCCGTACCAGTTAGTGCCATCAGCCACAAAGGTGAAGATGTCTCGTCCTGTGGTTGCCGTAGTGGTCAATGTCGGTGCAGTTCCACCAGCCCACTTCACAGATGTGAATGTCGCTGTGCGTGATCCTGTGCCATCTTGCACCGCAATCAGAATGAATGACTTACCAGCCGTAGCAGTCGGCATGGTGAATGTACAGTTAC